CGCCAAAACCCACATCACCCTGCAGGCATCCATCAATCACCTGCTCGAGCAACACATCGCCTCACAGGACACCGTCATCCAGGCCGCGCGCCAACTCGTCCATTGCCCAGCCTCAGGCGCCCTCGTCTGCCATGAACGTCTCGAAGCCGCCATCAGAATCCTTGACCATGCATCATCCTGAATCCATGCAGCTCTACCAGATCGGCGATCGCGTCTACGTCCCGCTCAGCGGCATCACCGCCGGCTCTGGCACCGTCCAGGATCTCTGGCCCCGTGGTCTGCTCTTGATCAAATTCGACTCGGACGGCGTCGTCGCTCCCTACCAGCCAGACGACGTCCGTCCCCTGCCGAGGCCCGAGTGAATGCCCCGCGGTGTTGCTCACCCACCCGAGCTCCGCGCCCAGGTGCTGGCCGCGGTCATGGCCGGTGGCACCATCAACGAAACAGCACGCCGCTTCGACCTCGATCCCGCGGTCGTCTCACGCTGGGCCAGCGCCGATGCAACGGTTGCAATGACCCGCGCGAACGCTCGTACGCCCGAAGCCCTCGAGGCGATGCTGTTTGACCTCGTCGCCGAACACGTCACGACGATTCGCGCTCAACTTCAAGCGGCCGCCTCCGCTGCCTACGTTCAAGGGCAAACCGCCGGAGACCTTGCCGCCTTGCTGGGCGCCGAGCGAGATACGCTCATTCGACTTCTCGCCGGATTCCGACCCGTCGAGCAGCAGCAGCCAGCCCTCGACGCCGGCGTTGAACCTCCCGAGTCTGCACCCAGCCCAGCAGCGGATGCTTGAAGGTGACGCACGATTCAGGGTTGCCGCCTGTGGTCGTCAGATGGGCAAGACCTGGCTGGGGATCAACCGCATCGCCACGGCCGTGCAGCAAGGGAAAACGTGTGCCTGGATGGCACCCAGCTACAAGTACCTCGACGACGTCTGGCGACGGCTGCGGCAGGTACTCGAGCCGATAACGATCGACAAGAGCGAGCAGCAGCACCGTCTGGCCACGCGTAACGGTGGCTCGGTCGAATGCTGGTCCCTGGACGACCCCGACGCCGCGCGTGGCCGGAAATATCACCGCATCGTCATCGACGAGGCCGCCCTGGTTCGCGACCTCGAGGAGGTGTGGCAGGCATCGCTCCGCCCCACGCTCAGCGTGCTGGGTGGTGACGCGTGGTTCCTGTCCACGCCCAAAGGACTGGACGCGTTCCACCGGCTGTACCAGCTCGGCCAGGACCCGTTGCAGACCGAATGGGCGTCATGGCAGATGCCCTCGAGCGCATCCCCCTTCATTCAACCGGCGGAGATCGCCGCGGCTCGAGCCGAGTTACCCGAGCGGACCTTCGCCCAGGAGTACCTGGCCGACTTCGTGCAGCTCGAGGGAGCCGGCGTGTTCCGCGGCGTGCGCGGTATCAGCCGTCTCAAGCAGATGCCACCCCAGCGTGGTCACACGTACGTGTTCGGCGTGGACTGGGCACGGTCCAACGACTTCACCGTCATCAGCGTCATCGACGCCACCCTCAACGAGCAGGTGGCCCTGGATCGGTTCAGCAACATCGACTTCGAGTTCCAGGCAGAGCGATTGCACAAGTGGGCCGAGCTCTACCACCCCGTGCAGATCGTGGCCGAAGCCAACAGCATGGGCGGACCCCTGGTCGAACGCCTCCAGACGGGCTATGCCAGACTGCTGGGCTCGGCCCGCGCGGCACTGCCGATCTATGCGTGGACGGCGACCAACGCCTCGAAGGACGCCGCGGTACGGTCACTGGCATTGGCCATCGAGCAGAACCAGATCAGCCTGCTCGACGACCCCGTGCAGATCTCAGAGTTGCTGGCGTTCGAGTCGTCGGTGACCGTGACGGGCATGGTGCGGTACTCGGCGCCGCCGGGATTGCATGACGATACGGTGATCGGGCTGGCACTGGCGTGGCTGGGGTCGCAGTTGGCCAGTGCTGAACGGCCACGCTCGAGCTATCGGTTCGCGGCAGGTAGACGGTGAGACGGTGATCTTTTAGCAGGTGCGAAAAGTCCGGCCACCGAGTCTCAACCCGGCGTCAACCCGGCGTTGACGGCACTGCGCAGTGGCGCGATACACTCTTCGGTGAGTGGCAGGAGAGCCGCGAGGTCACATCTCGCGGCTCTCCCTAGGCCACCCGATCTGTAAAGGAGATCAGGTAACCCGTGGCAGAACCTACCACGCAACCGTTGTTCCTTGGCGACTCGCGCTACGAGGCCAAGTTCAAGGAATGGCAACTCGAGTATCGGCTCGAGCCCGCGTTTCCTATCGACCAACTCATCATCGCCGACTGGGCTCAGGTGCGTAGCAGTCAGCACGTAGCGCCGCAAGATGAGGTCGAGGAGTATCGCCAGCAGATGGCGGCTGGGGCCGCATTCCCGCCCGTCATTCTGATGGCGCCAGACACCTTGATCGATGGCAATACGCGACTTGGAGCAGCCAAGAAGTTGCACAAGAGAACCATCGCCGCGTATCTGATCAATTTCCCGAGCGTGCCGATGGCCAAGTCGTTGGCAGGCGCCATCAACAATATGGGCGGCAAGCGGCTGTCGCCAGAAGAGGCCGTCGATGCGGCGAAGCTGCTCATGGACATGCACTTCGCGGACGAGGCGATCGCGCGCGAGATTGGCCGATCACCCGAGCAGGTACGGCGTATTCGCAATCAACTCGAGTTCGCCGACCGCACCAGGAAGTTGCACCTGGAGGACGAGCGCGATCGCATCAGCATGGACAATCGTGCTCGCCTGAACTCGGTCAAGCACGACCCCGTATTCGGGGAGTTCGTCGAGTTCGTCGCCCAGGCCGTCCCGGCCAAGAAGACCATTACCGACCTGCTCAAGCAGGTCAACGCCGCGCCGTCAGACGCCGACGCGATCTCGGCGATCGTGCAGGCCAGGCGTGATTACAGTTCGGTCGGGCCACCGCCGCGTGACCGTGAAGTCTCCATCTCTGGCACCGTGCGCCAGGTCGGGATGCACATCAGCGCGCTCGTGAAGTTGAGTGCCGCACCGGAGGCGTTATTCGACCCGCGTGAGGACAAGCGCGAGGAGCGCATCCAGCAGTGGCAGGCGGTCGCCCAACTGAGCACCCGCATGCTCGAGCTCTATACGCCCGTACGAGAACTCGTCACCGCGTGAAGCGCGAGAGCCTCCGTGGCACTGGTCGTGACCAGCCAGGTGCCACGAGTGTCACTATGCAGATCTGGTACGAACTCGAGCAGGCCGGTCAACCCGGCCTGACCTTCGATGAGATCATTGAGAAGGTCAGGCCGCGGGTTCCCGCGGGCTATGCCTGGCGACGCTACGTCCGAGATAAGGCGAACCACCGCCGATCGGACGCCAAGACTTCATCGGAAATCACGACTGCTCACCTGATTTCCGATGAAGTCAGCGATACTCCTGCGAACCGGCAGCGGGCGGTGCACTACGTGGTGCGTCAGACACTGCAAAACATGCAGCGTGGCAACGCCATGGTGCTCAAGCGTCCCGATGGCCACTTCGCAGCCTTACGTAAGCCGAAGATCAGGGGATTCACTGATGAGCAATATGACTTCGATGGCTCGGTCACGCGCAAACACGTCGCACTGATGGACTTGCTGCGCATCTGGCGCGCGCGTGTCGCAGAGATAGACTCGCAGTGGATACCGACCCACCACGCTGGTGATATGCCGACGTTGCGTGTGGCGGACTACGCCGTTATCAAGCGTTTTGTCGAGGCTCACCCGCAGCAGCAATGACCTGTCGCATCGTCAACGTGGCGTTGACGATGCGGCCGTGTGACCGGCGTGTGACATTGGTGATCGGCGTGTGACGTACACTTGGCTACGTCGTGGCCATCGACCGCTCGAAGAAGGAGCTCAAGCCGCCGGATAGCTCCTATCTGACGTCGCTCCAGACCGAGCTCAGCGACCTCTATCTGCAGCAGGACAACGACCTCGACCTGGTCCGCGAGCAGCGCGAGATGCGCCGCCCTGCCCTCTCAGAAGCCGACAAGGACTACATGCTGGTCCACGTCGACCCGCGCGACCCCGACATTACTGAAGAAGCCTTCCAACAGACGGCGATCTTAACGTTGGAAAGACCGAAACTGAGCATCGTCGGCGGTGAGGGTGACACGGCCCAGACGGTCGCCTCCAAGCTCGAGCATTTCACCGAGGAAACCCTGTGGGAGTGTGGGACCAGGGAGCCCGGCAGCGACACCATGACCCAGGTCACCGACGCCACCCTGAACGATGGCGGCGGCTGGGCCAAGCTGCTCTGGTCGTCCGATCTGTGGTCCGAACGCTACGGCATCGCCTCACCCAAATCGGGTGACCCGACCGACGCGTACACGTCCTACGACAAGATGACCGAAGAGGCCAAGAAGCGCGCCGGCCCACCCTTCGTCTGGCAGTACGTCGATCCACGCAGGGTGTACCCGCAGTGGTCCAACGGCTACCTGTGCGAGGTGCTCGAGGTGTCAGAAATGCCGATGCGATCGGCGTTCCGACGCTACCGATTGTCGCGCGACGCCATCGGCGACATCGTGCCCGAGGAGCTCGGCCAGTCTCAGAACATCATTGAGGCCAGTCGCAACATGCTGTCGTCGGTGACGTTCCTCGAGCACTGGGACGACGTCTGGGTGAGTTACGCGATCTGCAGCCAGAATTTCAATGGCGACCAGACCGGCTACATCGTCAAGCAGTTCAAGCACAAATACAGCTTTGGCGTGCCCTACGACTACGCGCCAGGACTGACGATGAACCACTGGCGCAACCGCAAGGTGGGCTGGGGGATTGGCCGGACCAAACTGTGGCTCGTGCAGTACCGGCAGTATCTGCGGGCCATGCACGCGCAGTACGTCGCCAGGGACCTCCTTTCCCCCCTGGTGACGTACGGCGACACCCCGGCCGCCGCGGTGATCGGCGACGACGGTCTGCCCAAGGAAACCGACCCCACGGTCCACCCCGGCGAGATCCTGAACCTGCCGCCAGGCCGCCAGTTGCAGAGGATCCAGTACCCCGACGCCAGCACGCTCGAAAAACACATGTCTCTCATCGACGGCGCCATCCGCGACCTCGAGAGTCCTCGAGTGACCACCCTCAGCGGTATGGAGGGCGCCGGCTTTGCCATCAGCCAGGTGCTGAGCTACTCGAGGACGCGCGTTGGTCCCATCCGCCACGGCATCGAGTCTCTCCTCAAGGGGCAGACCGAAAAACTGTGGACGCTGATCCGCGAACGCGCCAACGAGAAGGTGTACGTGTTCTCAGGCGGCATCGATGTGGGCAGCGGCAAGGCGGCCGCGGAGTTCATCGGCTTCGGTCCCAAGGACCTCGAGCGCCCGATGCGAATCAAGTGGGAAGTCCAGGCCCAGCTGCCGACCGACGAGATGATCATGGCGCGCTACGCCCACGAGCGGCTGGCCGCGGGCACGTTCGGCAAGGATGAGGCCGTCACCTACCTGGGTGACAACCCCGACGAGATCCGCCGCAGCATCGCCCGCGACCGCATCCGGGCGTCACCCGCCTATCAGAAATGGCTGGACGCCGAGGTGTTCATGGAAGCGGGCCGCGGCGACCTGCTGCAGAAAGCGCAGGACGCCGAGCAGCTCGCGCTGAGTGGTCAGGTCAACGCCGCGCTGCCCAGCGGTCAGCCGCAGCCAGGGGTCTTCGAAGGTGGCGGTCCAGGCGCTGGCGGCGTGCCAGACCTGGGCGCACTGGCGACCGCGCCCAACGGTGCCGGCGCCTCGCCGCCCGGCTACCCGCAGGTGGTGGGTGGCGCACAACAGCCGGGCGGGACACTGCCGCCGGGTGGTGTCCCGTACGGTCCCCAGGGACCAGCCGCGCCCGGTGGTCGCTGATGGCTACGTCTCCGCAGCAGTCTGAATTCTTAAAGCTGCAGCAGGAGATCACCAACGAGGTGCAGCGGGATGCGCCCGCGATCGCGCAGGGCGTGTTCGGCGACAACAAGAACCACCCCGATATGGCGCAGGTGTCCAACCAGAAACTGGACGACCTGTACCGTCAGAAGTACCAGACCAACGATCGGCAGTGGCTGCAGTCGGAAGCGCGGAGAGATCCGCAGCAGTTCCTGGACGTCGCCAAACGCATCGGCGTCAGCATGCCTCAGCCGGGTGAGCCGTCGACCGTGGTCGATCCCAACGCGTTCGGCAAGGCCGTCATGACTAACGCCGCACCACCAGCCGCACCAGTCATGCCACCGGCTATGCCAGCCGCGTTACCCCCGCCACCACCGGTGATGCCCGTGCCACCGGCCATGATTGCGCCGCCACCGGGTCCTGTGGCGCCACCACCCGTGATTCTCGGACCGAACGGGCAACCCCTACCGCCCACGATGGCTGCGTAAATGCCGGGCACCATCCTCCTCGACGACCTGCGCTCGAGCATCGGCGACGAGCTGCGCTCACACGCTCAGGGGTTGCTGCAATTGGGCCAGGGCGCCGTCCAGAGCATCAACGACGCCATCCCTACGCCCCCGCCGGTGCCCCAGGGTCCTGACCCCAACCAGATCCTGCAGGAGCTCCAGCAGCACGCCCAGCACGCCCAGCAAGCCGCGGCCGCGGCGCAACCGGCCGTTCAGGTGCTCGGTGGGGCGCAACAGTCCGCTGGCGACGTGCTGCAGCAACTGCAACAGCACGCGTCCAACCTGACCAGCGATGTCGGCCAGCAGTTACAGAACCACGTTGCCAGCCTCACCCAGGGCGCGCAGAACGCCGTGCAGAGTCTCGGCGCTCCACCACCGACCCAGCCACCGGTGCAACCACCCGCTGATCTCGGTGCGCCACCGGACCGGTCGATGTCACTGCAGGACTACGCTCGAGCCGCGGCCCAGCGAGCAGGCATCGACCCCAACGTGTTCACCGCGCAGATCCAGCAGGAGTCAGGGTTCAACCCGGCCGCGCGGAGCAATGCCGGCGCGATCGGCGTTGCCCAGTTCATGCCTGAAACGGCCAAAGGCGTGGGCCTCGATCCGACCGATCCGTATGCCTCGCTCGACGCGGCCGCCAGAGAGGACGCGAAGCGACTGCAGCAGTATCAGGGCGACTGGGGTAAGACGCTGGCGTCCTACAACGCTGGTGCTGGCGCGGTCGATACGTACGGTGGCATCCCTCCCTACGCCGAGACGCAGACGTATGTGAAAACCATCATGGACAACGCCCAGCAGGCGGCTCAGGCAGCGGGCACCACCATCAGCAACGCCGTGGGTGGTGCAGCATCCGCGCTCGGTGGCGCCGCTCGAGGTGCGCTGGACACGGCGTCGACCGCGATGAACCAGTCCCAGTTCAACGACCCGCAGTTGACCGCGGACGAAGCGTACGCCGCGTGTGGTCCCGCGGCTGCCGTCCGGTTCGCTGAACGGTTTGGCCGCAACCCCACGCTCAGGGAAGCCACCGACCTGGCCAAACAGGTGGGCTGGACGAGCGGCGGCGGCATGGCGGGCATCACCAGCGAGCAGCGATTGCTCAAGAACATGGGTGTCGATACGCACATCGTGGCGCCCGACTGGGACGCCATCGCCAAGGAAGCGACCACCGGCAACCCGGTCACCATCAGCACGCCCGGCCATTACTTCTTTGCCGATGGGTACAACCCGCAGACGGGCGCGTTCCACGTGGGACGGTCAGGTCTGGACCTCGTGCATGGCGCCGAGTGGATGACGCCGTCCCAGATGGAGAATCTGATGGGCCGCGTGCAGGGAGCCCTGTTCGCCGACAACCCCGCGGTACCCGCCTCGAGCACATCTCCCACGGCACTGGGCGGCACCGGGGGCGCATCCACCGCCCCGATCACCATTGGTGGGTCAGCCCCCGTGAAAGCGCCGCTGTACGTCAAGGGTGCCCTGCAGGACGCCAACGGCAACGTGGCTGCCGACCAGGGGCCAACCCCCATTCAGTCCGCCGCTGACGTGCTGGGTGGCGCCGCGGGCGCGGTCGGCGAGGCGGTTGGTGGTGCAGCATCGGCCCTGGGCTCGGCCGCGCAGGGCGCGCTGGCTCAGGCCACCGCACCGGTGCAGCTCCAGCCCGGTCAGGTGTCGGCGCGCGACCAGGTCAACCAGGTGGCCAGCGACGTGCAGCAGGCCGCGCAGGGCGTGCTAGGCGCGGCACAGGACGCTAATCGCCAGACCCCAGGCACATCGGCAGTCAACGCCGTAGCGCCCGTTCTGGGGGCTGCTGCAAGCGACCTGGGCACCACGGCACGTGGCGTCGTCGACGCTGCCGCGCCAGTGCTCGGCGCCGCGCTTCAGGATGAGAACGCCCAGGCGCTCGCCTTCGCGCGGTCGCCGGTCGGCCAGCGATTGTTACAGGCCGCCGCGGAGAATGCCCAGGAGGGTCCGTCGCTGATCCCGGCGGGCACGATGAGCCTGTACCGCGACGTCATGCAGGTCAAGAACGATTGGCTGCAGCAGAACAACCCGCTCAACAACCTGCCCGGCGCCACGCCAGAGCCAGGCCACGAGGGCGACATCACGCCCGGCGGATTGATCGCGGGGCTGACCACGGGCATCGCGCAGCAGTTCACCGACCCGCTGATGCTGGCATTGCTGGGACCGACCAGCGGGCTGGCTGAAGCGGGCACGGGCGCGCTGAGTGGCGCGGTGAGCCGCATCGTTGGGCCGCAACTGGCGGAACGTCTGTCGCCCGGTGCGGTGAACGTGCTCGGCACGATCGCGCAGAAGTTCTCGCAGGGTGCCATCGTGGGCGGGCTGCAGAACGCCATGTTCGAGGCCGAAAAGAAAACGTCCACGCCCGAGTCGGTCGGTCAGGCGCTGGTGGTCGGCGCAGGTCTCGGCGGCGTGATCGACGTGGGTTCGGTACCGGTGATGGCGGTTGTGCGGCGCCTGGGCCAGGTGCTGCTCGATCGCGCACCCGAGATCAGTGCGGCCTTGCGCTCGAGGCAACCGGCCGAAGCGAACGTCAACTCCGCGCTGGGCGGCGTGCCCGAGATGCTGGCGCGTGCCAGGGGTGAAGGTGAGCCGACGACCGGGTTTACCGCGCCAGAGGCTGAGCCGAGCACGCGCATGTATCACGGCACGGGCTCAGAGTTCGAGAGGCCGACGGGTGAAAGATTCGATTCGAACGGGCTGTACGGGCCGGGCTACTACCTGACCAGTGACCCGAGGGTGGCCGGTGGCGTCGTCGCTCAGGGCAATGAGATGCGTGCGCCGAATCTGCTCCGACTACTACCAAATAGTCCGGGCGCTGCGGCGGCTGCCGAACTGCGTGAGCCTGGTCAGGTACTCAGTCCGGGCTACGCCCAGGAACGTGCGCCGCGGCCAACGACCCTCGACCAGCAACTGGACATGTATCGGAGTCGCATGGCGCCAGCGCAGGAGTTGCTACAGAAGGCCAGTACGCCCGCTGAGCGCAGTTACTTTCAGAACTACGTCGACAAACTGCAGGGCTTGATCGACGACACCGAGAGCAAGGTGACGCCGCCAGAGGCCGGACCCAACGTGCGCGCGGTGGACGTGCCGCAAAACCTGAACCTGCTGAACGTCGACGCCCCCGTGTCGGTCGAGAACGCACGCCGAATTTCAGACGCCATCCCTGATGCGGAGGACCGGCGTCGGTTCGATATTCGGGTGTTCCCGAATGACGAGCGCACGAGCACGAACGGGCAGACGGGTGATGCGGTCTATCAGGTGCTCACTCGGGCGTACGTCAGTCCTGATGTGTCGCTCAGTGAAGCTAAGACCCAAGCAGCGCAGGTGCTGAAGCAAGCTGGGTACGACGGCATCACCTACAACGGTGGCCAGCGTATCCCGATGAACGATGCGGCCGGTGCGCCCATCGAGCACCAGGCGACCGTCATCTTCCCTGAGTCGCTCGACAAGGTCCGTAACGCGGTCAGTGGGCGGCAGGGTGGCCAAGCGCAGATTCCGTTCGGTATCAACCTCGCGGGTGGGGTGGTCGGCGGTTACGCCGGCAATCAGGCAACCCCCCAGGACGCGTCCCCAGAAGAGCGCCTCAGAAACATCGGGCTCGGGGCAACCGCGGGGTTGCTCGGTACCCATCTGATCACCCGCGGCGGCGTCGGACCCAGCCTGGAACGCGCCGTCGCGGGTGTCGGTCGTGAGGGCGAAGCCGGCTTCCGCGCGCCAGAGACGCGCCCGACCCTCGAGGAGCAGCTCGCGCGAGCAGCAGACAGGGGTCCACGCCCCGGCGACAACCTGCTGAGGGCCACCACCGAAGAGCGGTCGCCGTCGACCGATGTCACGTCGCAGATGCAGCGCAATTTTCTCCGCGACACGGTCCGCGCACCCAACTCTGACCCGCGGCCGAAGGTGCAGGACATTGGCCTGCCGAACGAGAAGCTCGTTCACCAGAACGACCTGACCGACGTGGTCCCGGCCGGTACGACCGTGCTCTACCACGAGACGAGCGTGCCGAACGCGCGCGCACTGCTCGATCGCATCGAAAGTGGCCCGCGTAATCAGACGCCGATCTTCACGTCCGACAACCGCGACCTGGCGCTCGGTCAGGGTGGCAAGGGTGTCATGCTCGAGTTTGATCCTGCTCGAGCTAATGGCGGCGTCGCGCCCCAGAAACCTGGCCTCACGTTCACCGCGGCGACGGGTGGCGGTCAGGAATACACGGTCAGCAGGACGCTTCCAGGTGCTGTTTCGGCGATCGTGGTGCGTACCGAGCGGCAGGCTGCGCAGCTCGCGACCAACGCGCGCGTGGCGCGCAGGTTTGACTTCGCCAATGCGGAGCCGACGGCAGATGGCGGCATACGCATCCCGCGCCGCGAGACGGGTACCGCAATGCCTGCCGCAGCAGCAGTGGTCACGCCGCGAGTCGCACCTGAACCGGCAGGGTTTCGTGCTCCTGAGACGGGTGCTACCAGCGAGGCGCCTATGACCGCTGCGTCAGAGGCGTTTGCCGGCGCACGGGCAGCGCCGGGGGATGCCGTGACCGCGACAACTCCGACTGCCCGTGTGTCGGCGCGGGTTGGTGACCGACCAGTGCCGCCGCTACCACCTGAGCGGCCTCCTGCTCCGCCAGCCGGGCCGCCTCCGCCTCCACCTACGGCGCCAACTGGCGCTACTCCTGAGCTCGACAAGCTCAACGCGATGTATGACGGCAAGAAACCCGCGCCGACGGCCAGCGTTCCAGATCGTCTCCAGGCCGTGGGCGACAGTCTCACCCGCATGTTCACCGACCGCCAGGTCGACATCAACCGTGCCCAGGAGCGCTACGCGGCAAACCTTGGCCGACCGTTGCGCGGTGACGAGATGGCGGCGGAATTGCAGCGTCTGGCATCCGATCCCGTGGCACAGGTCAAAGTCGACGAAGGACTGAAGCCAGCCATTCAGTCGGTCGGTGCGGACTATCCCGCGCTGCGCAACTACGTGACGCTACGGTCGAATATCGAGGTCGCCGACAACCTTGCCACGCGCACCGGCAAGCCGGAGGTGGGCACCGATCGTCTGTTCTCTGGTGGCTTGAATCGTGAAGAGTCGGTCAAGGCGATGCAGGACCTCGAGCAGCAGCTCGGCCCGGAACGCTTTGCCAGGGTCCAGGCCGCGGCCGACCAGGTAACGGCGTTCAACCAGTCGATGCGCGAGCGATTGGTGCAGGCGGGCGTGCTCGACGAAGGCACCGCGGCCCAACTCGAGGCGCAGTATCCGAACTGGGCGAAGACGCGCATTCTGGACTACATGGCCGACCCAGCCGGTGGCCAGGGTGCCGGTACCAAGCTCGGGCTCAGCGATCGCCAGTTGCGCGAATACACACTCAAGGGCACCGAACGTGCGCGCGAAGACCCGATCGCCTCGACGGTTGCGTATGCGCACCAGGTCGAACGTATGGCGATGAAAAACGAGGCATTCCAGGCGTTCCTGAAGATCGACCAGGACAGTGCCAGCCCGATGCTGCGTGAAGTGCCGCAGAGCTACACGGCGAAGTCGAACGAGACGACGATGATCGGCTTCGTCGACGGGCAGAAGCAGAAGTATGTGACCGACAACAAAGCGCTCGGCGCGGCGATCAATGGGGCGAGTGTGCTGTCGACGCCTGAGTGGACCAGCGCCTGGCAGAAGATTTTTCGTTCGCTAGCCACCAGCCGCAATCCGCTGTTCCTGGCCGGCAACGCGGCGCTCGACGTCCCGACGTACGTGCTGCGCTCGAGCGTGCGGGAGGGTGGCCCGCTGGCGTTGCCGCGGATTCTGGGAGAACTGGCCAGGGGCTACGGCGACGCGTTCCAGGGCCTGTTCCAGGGTGAGTTCCGCGGTGAGGGTACGTCTGCCTTTCTGAAGGGCGGCGGCGGCCAGTCGGGGTACTTCACCGGCGGCGAGGGGCAGACCAAACGTGCTGTCGCGGAGATGCAGCGCAAGAACGTGTTTCAGATCAACGGATGGCAGGATCTGGGGCGATTGACCAAAGACCTGCTCACGTTGCATCCCGTCGAGGCGTTGGGCGAGCGGATAGAACTCGGCCCGCGCGTGGCGGCGATGCGACTCGCCGAGCGACGTGGCGCCAACGCGACGCAAGCGGTCATCGACGGACGCACTGTCACCGTCGATTTTTCTCAAGGCGGGACCGTCACCAAGTACCTCAACAACTTCATCCCGTTCTTCAATGTTGGGTTCCAGGGTCCAGCCCAGATCGCTCGAGCGTTCCGAGACAATCCGCGAGCGTTCGTCGCGACGGTCGGCACGCTGATCGGCATTCCGTCGATGGCCGCCGAGGTGTGGAACAAGAGCGACCCGCAGCGGGCGAAGGACTACGCCGACGTGCCGCAGTACGTGAAAGATCAGGGCATCGTCGTCATGCTGCCGGGCGAGGCACCCGTCGACGCGCAGGGCAACCGCAAGCCGATGTACGCCGTCATCAAACTCCGCGAGTGGATGCCGTTTGCCAGCCTCGCGCGTGAGGCGACCGGCCGCGCGATGGGTGACGACTCGCGGTCCTGGCAGGAGATGGCGTCGTCTATTGGGTCGGGGCTGTCGCCCATCCAGGCGCAGAGCGCTGCGCAGGTCGGTACCGAGCCGCTTGGTGGTATTCCGATCCTGCCTGCCGCGGCGCAGCTCGAGATGAACACCGACTTCTTCCGTGGCCGCACGATCGTGACGCAGCGCGCCGATCAGAACGCAAGCGCGGTGTCGAAGGCCATCACGCCGGCGATACAGGCGATCGTCGATCGCGTGGGGATCAATGCCGAGGTGCGACCGTCGGCGATTGATTTCCTGGTACGGAATCAGGGCGCAGGCGTGGGCGGCGCCGCGCTGAGCGCCAGCGACCTGGCCGCGGGCCAGCCGTCAGACACGGCGGGGCCGACAGGCTTGCCAGGCGTTGGTGGGCTGATCGGGCGATTTGCGGGCAACCAGACCGGTAACGAGTTACAGCAGGCCCGCGACCAGACGCTCACCACCGAGGGTCGCCAGACGCTGCGCAACAACGGCATCACACTGACCCCAGGAGCCGTGTCGGGCAGCGTCAATCAGATACCGCTCAATATCGAGGAGGAAACGCGCTACCAGCAACTGACCAACCGCTACATCGACGCGGCGATTGCGCGCACGGCAGCGTCGCCTGACTTCGCGCGTATGACGCAGGTCGGCAAGCAGAGCCTGATGGATCAGGCGATGCAGGCTGCCCGCTCGAGGGCAGGCATCGAAGTCTTGAACACGATTCCCGCTGATGAGAAGCGGCGGCGTCTCAGTACGAAGTCGACCGCGCCTGCAGCCGCTTGATGCCCCAGTTGATCACACCCAGTAACGCGGCGAGTCCGAAGCCAATGCCGGCAATGATCGCGCCCACGGGCGGAAAGAAGAAGGTGACCATGAGCCATGCGAGGACCAGGGCGACCGCCGCCTTCTCAAAGTTAGAATCGAGTTGCATCACGGAGTGCCCTTTCGTGGTGTCTGGCCCGCGGTCGTTTGCTCGACGCGCGGGCTTTCTCAGTCTTGGGGCGCACTATACGGCGGCGCGTGGTGACTGATGGCTAATTACAAGACGGAAGCCGAAGCACTGGCTGGTGCGGGTGTCCCAGGCTGGACGGTGACCGGTCGTGAGCAGGAATACGAAAACATCACGACCAAGGACGAGAATAACCAGAACGTCACGACCAAGCGCCCTACCGGCAACACCATCCTGACCGTGCAGTCGCCGGACGGCTCGCAGCACGATTCGATCACTGTCGGGTCCGGGGATGACTCGACGGTCAAAGGCGGCAAGGTCATTACGGTCGTCAAGGGTGCCCAGCAGAGCCATCCCGTGGCGGCGACGTCCACCCCGGCCAGTGGGCTCGAGCGATTAGACGAGAACCTGAATCCGATACCCCCAGGCTCGAGCACGCCGACGGTCTACGTGCGCGACCCCAAGGCGCCGCCAGGCACCCAGCCGTTCAAGGTCGACCCGAACGTCAAGACTGACCCGTCGACGTGGACGCCGATCACCGACCCGAACGACAAGAGCGACAACCCCCGCGTCATCGGTCTGTGGGACCCCGCCAACAACAAGGTCGGCGCCAGCGTGTCTGCCCAGGGCGGCGCGAAGACGTCGGACCCTGGCAAGTGGACGCCGATCTATCGCACGCCAGGCGACTCGAGCAGTGGCATCGTCGGCCAGTGGGACCCGGTCAACAGCGAGCTGCACGCGGTGTCGGCGGCGCCGGACGGGACGCAGATCGTGGCGACGCCGACGGCGATCTACACGCTCGACAAGGCCACCGGCAAAGTCATCAACACGCAGGAGGTCGCCCAGGGCGACGTCAACAAGCAGGCCGTGTCGGTCGGCGGCAAGGTCTACGTGTTCGATCCGAAGACGGGCGCGCTGACACTGCCGGAGAACGTGAAAGACGCGGCGACGGTCGGCAACAGCACCACCCTCAAGGATCTCGTCTGGTACGACGACCAGGGCAACGAGGTCAGCCGCACACCCAACCCGAACTACGGCAAGGCGCCGGTCACCGCGCCAACCCCGAACACGGTCGCGCCGATGATCCAGGTGCCCGACCCGAACAACCCGTCGCAACTGATCTGGATCGAGAACAAGGGTCAGGTGACCGCGAGCGCTGCGCTGCAGCAGTTGGCCGCGCATCTGACCGGCCAGGTCGTCGACAAGAAGATCACGGTCGACGAGGCCAAGACGCTGATCGACGCGGCCAACCAGCGGATGACGGCCGACACGGCGCAGACCAACGCGGAGACGGCCCAGCAGCAGAACGTGACGACGGCCGCGGGCGACATCCTGTCGAACACGCGCGGCAATGCCCAAACGGGTGCGGGCATGCTGCAGCAGCGGGCAGCGACGGCGAGCGGGATGTTGCAGAACATCCTCGGCCAGGCGACCGGCGCCAAGAACCTGATGTCAGCACCGGCCGGGCTCGGCGAGCAGCTCGTCGGCGGCATCGGGGGCTGGACGGCAGACATGATGGGCGGACAGAGCACCCTGGATTCGGCGGCGCGCATGGTGCAGATGGCCGATCCGTCGAGCAACATGGCCGACCCCGCGACGCAGACCGCGGTGGGCGTGCTGCAGCAGATGCTGGACAAGTACCACCAGATCACCGGCGGCCCGCATCCCGCGGTCGCGGCGACCAACGCCGCGCAGCAGAGCGCACAGAACGGCGGTCTGACGGCGCCGGTGACGACGGCTCAGGCGCCACCACCCCCGCCAGTGCAACAGCGGTTCGCTGGTCTGGCGCAGGGAGGCGCGAACATGGGTGGGATGAACCTGTACCCAACGCCAGGCTCACCAGGGATGCCGATCAGCGGTCTGGCACAGGGCGGGCTGCAGGGCATGCCAGGATTTGTCGCCCCAGGTGCGCCCGTCAAGCCACCGCCAATCACGGTCACGGTGGGCTAG